ATGGTGCTTGTACTGCTGTACATCCTCTACTTATTGAGTCGGCAGTTAAGTTTCAGTCTAAAGCATCTGGTGAATTGTTTCCTGCTAATGGTCCTGTTAAAGCAAGGATTATGGGCAAGTCAAGCACAGAAAAAGAACTACAAGCTAACCGTGTTCAGAACTTTATGAATTATCAGCTTACTGAGCAGATGCCTGAATACTTTGATGAGTTTGAAAGAATGCTGTTCCATCTACCGCTGATCGGTTCTGCATTCAAGAAGCTATACTATGATGCCACTGTTAAGCGTCCCAAGTCAGAGTTTATTCCTATTGATCAGTTCTATGTGTCTTACTATGCAACTGATCTTTCTAATGCGGATCGCTATACACATGTAATCTATCGCAGTCCTGTAGAAATGCAGCGAGATATAAGGGCTGGTGTATATGGAGATGTTGAGCTTGGCTCTCCTGCTTCTTATCCCAGCACTTCCTTTAGCGAGAAGATGGATACGATAATTGGTTTGTCTCCTATGTCAGACCATGATCCGCAGTATGTTCTTCTGGAACAGCACTGCTATCTTAATATTGAAGATGAAGACGAAGCCTGTCCATACATTGTAACTGTTGAACAGCAGTCTAGACAGGTGCTAAGTATTCGTAGAAACTATAAGCAAGATGACGTGAACAAAGAAAAAGTAAATCATTTTGTGCATTATAGATTTGTTCCCGGCTTTGGTTTTTATGGATTGGGTCTTATTCACTTCCTTGGCAATCTAACAATGAGTGCAACGGCAGCTATGCGTTCCCTCATAGATGCTGGACAGTTTGCCAATTTGCCGGGAGGATTTAAGGCCAAGGGAGTAAGGATGGTTGGCGACAACGAACCTATTTCTCCCGGCGAGTTCAAGGAGGTTGAGGCAACTGGTGTAGATTTATCAAAGGCTATTATTCCCCTTCCCTACAAGGAGCCTTCCTCTACTCTATTCCAGATGTTGAATTTCGTGGCTACTGCTGGTCAGAAGTTTGCGGACAGCACGGAGCAAGTTATCTCCGATGCTGCCTCCTATGGACCCGTTGGAACTACTATGGCCTTGCTGGAAGCAAGCAGCAAGTTCTTCACAGCAATTCATAAGCGACTGCACAAGTCCCAGAAAGACGAGTTTCGTATTCTTGCTCGTATTGACTATGACTACCTTCCCGATGAATATCCATATGATGTTCCTTATGAGGATCGTAGCATCTTCAAGAATGACTTTGATGGTCGCATAGATATTATTCCGGTATCTGATCCTAACATTCCCAGCAACGCCCATCGTATGATGATGGCGAACATGGCGCTGCAAATGGCGCAGCAGTCTCCTCCGGGTATGTTTAATCTGGAAGCCCTGAACAGAACAATTCTTAATGCTTCCAATATGCCAAACGTGGATGAGATACTTCCACCAAAGATTGAGCCTCAGCCGCTTGATCCTGTATCGGATATCATGGCAGCAACAAAAGGTCTGCCTATTTCTGCATTCCCCGGCCAGAACCATGATGCACACATACAGGTAAAGATGGCCTATCTGCAAGACCCGATGAACGGTGCCAATCCGATTATGCAAAGAATTACTCCAATACTTCAGGCAAACATTCAGGAACACTCTGTAATGAAATACCAAGAACAGATGGTTGGAGTTTCCGAAGAACTTATGAAACAGGCTCCTGATCAGGCTGGTAATCCTAATGTTGTTGAGATGGCTATGGCACAGGCAGCACAACAGGTGCTGAATGCTAATCAGGCAATGGGTCAGGCGCAGTCACCGGAACAACAGCTTGTTGCTCTGGAACAGGCAAAGGTTGAACTGGAGAAACAGAAACTTCAGTCTGATACAGTAACAGATGCAGCAGAGCTTGAGATTAAAAACAAAGAACTTGAACTTAAAGAAACTGCACAGATCATTGAAATGCTCAAGTCATCTGCAACAGCCAACTCCAGAGAAGAGCAAGCACAACTTAATCGTGAATCTAAAGAGGCAATAAAAGAAGCCGAACTAACCACACGTAAAGATATTGAAGAGGCAAAGATTGCCGCTGATATGTTAAAGAAACAAATGCAAGACGATAAAGAAATGGACATGGCTGCGCTTGAAAATCTTACGCAGTTTGCCAGTGAACAAATTAAGGAGATCACAGATGATGAAGAAAGGTAAAGGTTATCCTGAACATGTAAAGGATACCGGAAAAAGTTTTGGCGATGCCTATGCACAGGATGTTACAGGTGGTCGCAATGTTCGCTCTGTTCTGAATGAATGGGATGACTATTCTTGGAAAGCCGATGATAAAGGTAAAAAGAAATAGTGCCTGACATTTGGGACGAAGTAGTAACTGAGTACAACCAAGAAATTAATAAGTTGCGAGTAGCATTGGGTAACGGCTCTGCCGAAGATTACCCACACTACAGACAGCTTGTTGGTTCTATCTCCAGCCTAGAATGGGCTAGAGACAACTTAACAGAAATAGTAAAAAAACGTATTTATATGGAGGATGACTAAGAGTAATGCAACAAGTAGGTTTAGGTGGCGCACTAAAAAATGATATGTGGATAAATGAGGATGACGCCCCCGATCCGAGTCCACTACCCACTCTACCGGGATTTCACGTTTTAGTGCGCCCCGTTTCAGTAAAGAGTGTAACCAAAGGCGGTATTCTTATACCGGATTCAACCAAGGATGATATGTCATATCTCACCACTGTCGCACAGGTTCTAGCGTTAGGAGACTTGGCATATATGGATAAAGAAAAGTTTCCAGCAGGAGCATGGTGTAATGTGGGCGACTACGTATGCTATGGCAAACATGCAGGAACTAAATTATTTTACAAGGGTGTACGTCTAATACTCTTGTTTGATGATCAGATTATTATGAAAGTAGAGGACGCTAAAGACCTTGATCCAACTTTTAATCTAGGAAAAAGTTCTAACTAATTTGGGAAATCTACATTTTTGTGATATAATATAATAAACGTAAATCGTTTGTGTCGTTAACAACGGAGAGTAAAATGAGTAATGAAAATGATGGATGGGAAACCATCGAAGTTTCGGAAGATGCCAAGGAGGTTGATTTCGAAATAGAAGACGAACAGGAGCAACCAGTACAGGCAAAAGAAGAAGAACAACCTGAACAAAAGGTTGAGCCTGAACAGCCGAAAGAACTAGAAGGTATTGAAACCAAGGGTGCCGAAAAAAGAATCAGGCAACTTATCCGACAGCGCAAAGAACGTGAAGAAAAGATTGATGAGCTTATTCGACAGAATGAAGAGCTTCAACAAAATTTAAACCAGAAAGAACAGGAAGTAAATACTGTTGCTTCTCGTGGTGTAGGAGCTAGTGAAAAACAACTGACTCAGAATATTGAACTGGCACGTCAGGCTTATCTTCAGGCATTTGATGAAGGAGATAAAGAAAAGGTTTTGGCAGCACAGGAAATTCTAAATTCTGCTCAGGCTGATCTTAAAACCGTTCAAGGATATAAAGCTAATATTGCAAGGCGAATGGAACAGGCTTCTCAGGAAGAACAGAAAGAACCGGAGCTTGCACAGCAGACTCCAGTATATGATCCAAAAGCAAATGAGTGGGCGCAGCAAAATGATTGGTTTGGACAAGATACAATTAAAACCGCAGCCGCTCTTGCAATAGATGCTGAACTAAAAGGGGAAGGATATGATCCCAGTGATGACGAATTTTATGAAGAAATTGACCGCCGCCTTGAAACGGCCTTTGGTCAAACTTCAAACCGTGTGCAGGAAACTGAGGAACAAAGTAACTCAGGCACGTCACAACCTGCTCAAGTGGTATCGGGGGCTTCACGCTCGTCTCCGTCCGCAGGAAAAAAAGTCAAGCTCTCGAAAGAAGACGTAAGGTTGGCTAATAAATGGGGTATCCCACTTGAACAGTATGCCGCTGAGAAGCTGAAAGTAAATTCGGCTGATGGCGAATATACTAACATAAACATGTAAGCGTGGAGGAAAGAATATGACACGAAATGAATCACGTACTGAGAGTATGAGAGAACAGAATACCAGAGAAGAAGATTGGACCTTTGAAGAGCCAAATGCCCTTGATATCCCTGATAACGTAAAAGCACGTTTCGATAATGAGGGTATGGCATTGCGTTGGATACGAATATCCCTTCAAGGCAAAGATGACATCACGAATGTTGGCAAGAAAATGCAAGCAGGATGGGTGTTTGTAACTCCTGATGAAGTTCCCGAAATGTCTCTAACATCCTTCGTGAGGGATGAAGGCAGGTATCAAGGCTCCGTGTGTCGAGGTGATGTAGCCTTGGTTAAAATGCCAGCCGGAAAAGTGAATGCTCGTAGGAAATTCTACGAAGGTAAAGCAAACGATCAGATGGATGCAGTCAACTCCCAGTTGATGAAGAACTCTGATTCACGCTTTCCCATTTCCAATACGAGTCGTTCTGTCACAACAAAGGGAAGGCAACCGTCCTTTCAGGACTAACTTCCCCAACTAAGGAGATGAAACATGTCTACTACTAAAGCATTTCGTGGTTTCATTCCTGCTCGTAAGAAGGGTGGCGGCTACAACAACGAAGCCGTGACCGACATGATTACTCTGACCTCAACGGGTCAGGCCCAGTCGCCCTCCAACAGCATCTTTACCGGCGATCCGGTGGTGCTTCCCGGTGCGAACTTTGCAACGATTTCTCCGTATATCGCTGCAACGCTCAAGCCGTCTGGAGTGTTCATGGGTTGTCAGTATGTTGAAAATGGCGAGCAGAAATTCTCCCGGTATTGGCCGGGTGGAGTGTCAGCCACGGACATTAAATTCTTTGTAATCACTGATCCCGATCAGACGTATTACATTCAGGCTTCTCTGTCGCTGTCGGCGGCTGAGTTGGCTATTGTCAAAAACTACAACGTAACCGTTAGCTCCACTGCCTCTTCGGGCAGCACGACTACGGGCCAGTC